GAACAAGATCTACTAGGTACAACTGGTAAAAAGAATCATCCTAGTGGAAAGTTTGAACTTAATTCTTCAGGAGATTTAGATATCAATACAGATGAGAATAAAGTTTCTAAGCAAGATTTAATTAACAAGTTAACCGTCTGGTGCAAAAGCCAAGGTATTGCTGATGCAGACATAATGAACAAAGGGCGCACCAAGCAAGACGGATGGGTACACAACGCAGGTGACCAAGTACATTTTCGTACTCCTATTAAAGGTGATGCTAACAACGGCTACGTACAAACAGACTTTATGTTTACACTAAAGCCTGACTATCAACGCGGAGCCAAGCGTGGCGGCACAGATGAATACGGCGGAGCATTGAGAGCAATGTTACTTGCAAGTCTTGCAAGAGGACGTGGATATAAAATGAGTCCTAAGTTTGGTATTGTTGATCCTAACAACGGCGACCAAGTTGTAGCAGATGATTGGTCAAAAGGTATCCCAGAAATATTATTAGGTAAAGGTGCTACTGAAGAAGATACTCACACAGTTGAAAGTATGATTGCCTTCCTAAGAGCAAACGAACCTAACTATGAAGAACTAGTTGCACAGTTTGAATTCCAATTAGAAAAAGAAGGTAAGAAACTTCCTGAAGCAAAACAAACTGGATATACAACATTAGAAGATAAACAGTTAGATAGAATTAAAGAACTAAGCGGACTTACACTTAATAGTACTAGGATGATTTCATGAGGTTAAAAGAGTTCGTCAAAGAAAACTTCCAGCATTTGGATACAAACATGTCAGGTGGCCTTGCAAAGTCAGGCAATCGTAATGCTGTTAAAGAATTACAACAGTGGTTGAATGACAATGGATACGAAGCAGGTTCAGTTGACGGAATATACGGATCACGTACAGCAGGTGCTGTGAAAGAATTTCAAACAGATAATGGCTTGACTGTTGATGGAGATGCTGGTAAAGAAACTATAAGTGCAATGCTAAAAACAACAGGCACACCAGTAGCCGCAAGAGTAAACAAAGCAAAATCGCAAGTAGATTCAAAACTTATATCACAGATTCCTAATGATAAAATTGTTCCCGCACTGAAAGATCAAGTAGAACGTTTCTTAGGCGCCGAAGTTGACGTATATGATCTTGATTTACTTATTAGAGCTACAGCTGCAGAAGCAAGTGCTAATTCAAAAGAAAGAGCAGGAGTTGCGGCAGTAATTTTAAATAGAGTACGGTCGGGTAGATATCCTTCAACTATTGAAGGTGTATTAACCCAAAGAAATCAATTCCAAGCTGTCACAGGAACCAGTGCAGATCCAGGACCTAGTAGTAACTTTACAAATGTAGGCGGCGGAACTGTTAGAGGCGTAGCAAAAGACATCATACAATATTTAGGAAGCATGAGCAAGAGTTGGCTAAACTTTACAGCAAACAATCCAAAAGCATATGGCCCTGGTACAAACTTAGATTTTATGTACACAATGAGAGATGCACCTAACTCGCAAGTAGTTGGACAAACAGTATTTGGAACGGCGTAATGAGATATAGTGAATTTAAATTAGTAGAATCTAAAGTACATCTTAAAGAAGGTGCTAGAATTGATCATGCTGAAGACATTATCTTTTGGGAAGGTTCTAAAGGAGCAATCCGTGCATTAGAATCATTAAAGCAAATGGAACAAGGTGGACACACTAACGTCACAGTTAAATGGGACGGATCCCCTGCACTTGTTTTTGGACGTAATGAAGCAGGTGAGTTTATACTTACAGACAAGTCTGGCTTTGTTAAAAAAGGTGGAGTTGAACGTGCTACAAGCGGAGACGATCTTGCAAACAACTTACTCAATCGTAGCGGCGGAGCAAACAAAGAAGATCCAACACGTATAGCATTTGCTACTAATATGAAAGACATCTTTGATCAGTATGAAAGAGCTACTCCTAAAGACTTTAGAGGTTACTTAATGGGCGACTTGTTATATTATAACACACCTAAAGTAATTGATGGCAAATATACATTTACTCCAAACATTGTTACATATAAAGTAGATGTTAACAGTGACTTAGGAAAACGTATTAGTCAATCTAAAACAGGAATAGTTGTACATAGACTACTAGACGAACAAGGTAATCAATCTCCTGTACCACAAGACCTACAAATGTTAGGTAATGAAGTAATGATATTCCCTAGTGTAACAGTTTCAAAGCCAGCTGAAATTGACGATGAAGATATAAACCAGTTAAAGGCTGTAGTTGCACAACATGCACAAGGCATTGATAAGATGTTAGATGTTAATACTCTTACACAAATGCAAATGAAAGATTTACCACAAATATTTTACACATACTTAAACGGTAAAGTTGACAGTGGACTAGCAAATATTGGCGCAGACTTCTTACAATGGATTAAAACTAGCAAAGTCAGTGCAAAGAAACAACAAAAGATAGCAGAGTATCTAGGGCAAAACAAACAAGCCTTTGATGCAATGTGGAAAGTTGTTTCAGGTATTATGACAATCAAAGACAAAGTGATAAATCAGTTTGATAGTCATGATGCAGATGTAACATCTGAAATTGGCAGCCATGGACCTGTGTCACAAGATGCCCATGCAGCTGGCGGAGAAGGATATGTACTAGCACACCCTAAAGGTGACATCAAGTTAGTACCAAGAGCTAGTTTTACTAAAGCAAATAGATCAATACAAAGATAGGAAAAAACTATGAAAATGAACGATATACTAAACGAAGTAAATGATAACTTCGGTCTTTCACCAGAACAGCGTAAACTTGCTAACATGGGTAGAACACTTATGAATGCAGCCGCAACTACAAAAGATGACGCATTGTCAAACGTAATGTCAAAAGTAGGTAACGAACTTACTAACTTTGGAGCATTATTTGGCGCAACAAATTTAGCAGAACTTGTTAAAAAAACAGGTGTATCAGCAGAAGTAATTAAGAAACTAATGGCTTATGCAGATAAGATTGGTGATGTACATACAGACCTTAAAAAAGATCATGCTGATAGTGGCTTAGATGATAAAGACAATGACGATGATGACTTTAACGAACCAAGTGACGCAGACATAGACAGAGACGCAGTAGCATTCGCTAAAGGACAGTAATGGAATTTCTTCAAGACTTATACGAAGCACGCCTCACACGCAATGATCAAAACATAAGAGTTTTGACATACACTGATTGCTGTGAACGATTGTATCTGTCTTTGTTGATATTGGAAGTTCTTAGAAAGTTTCCAACATCTGCTAATGCAGCAAAGCAGTATGCACAGAACACAGGCAAGTATGCTGGCTTTAATATGTTTAGGATGTCAGGAACTGATTTATATAATTTTATATACTTTGTAAACGGTGATGAAAAAGCTCTAAACAAACTGAAAGATCCAGGAGCGGCTGCACAAATGCGTAGACGCACTACACTTCCTACAATGGTTGTGAATAGATATCTAGCAAAACTAGCTAACGGTTCTAACATCACAGACTCAGCTCAAATGTTAATAAGTGTTGAAAATAGTTTAAGTATAAGCAATCAAGAATATAAGCAAGTACGTCGAAATATTACAAACCTATCTAGTCTAAGTACAGCGTTGGTTAAAAAAACTGTAACTAGACTTGTAATAGCGGCAAGAGCAAAACTTAGAACAAGTGACATAATTGATGACTTAGAAAAACTTACAGTCTTAAAAGACTTAGAAACATCATCTGTTATTGATACTGAACCAACAGTAAGTGTTGCAGATATTCCTACAGATGCTTTGTCAGATGTAGCAAACTATAAGTTTTTAGTTGGCAATAGTAATTTAGTAATGGCACGTAAGGTTGTACAACTAGCAACACAAGGTGTAAGCATACCAGGATCATTTGTAAAAGGTTATTTGCCTATTATTAAAATGGTACACGATATTGTACGTGCAGGGCCTGCATATATCAATCAATTGCGTGTTTTACACAAAAGAGCCCAAAAAACACTCAAAGACTAGCTTTTTTCTCTTAGAGACTAAATACAAATGTAGAACTTCACAGAGTGTGGAGGGACCATTTAAGATAACAGGAGAAAAAAAATGGCATCAGTAACAAACAACGCAGTAGGTAAAGCAGGAAACGGCCTAGGCCCACGCACACAAGTAATCGTAACAGACGCAGCAGTAGCAAATGACGCAGCTTTAACAGCAATCATTGACGCAGCTGGACAGGCTGGACATTCAATCGCAGCAGTAGCTGGAACAGCTAACAACGCAGGTGTAATGCACTTTGCACTACAAGGTGGCGGTGACGCAACTACACCTTATGGTCAAGCATTTACAGTAGTAGTTGACTTC